ACTCTGGCAGATTGCAGCGGAGCTGGGCTTGAATGATGGAAATTTTAGCCGCAAGATACGTTTTGAATTGTCAGCGGAAACGATTGCAAAGCACTATTGTAAGTGATATTATTTAGTTAGATAGCAACAGCAATTATGTTATCGAAATAAATATATTACCTATTAGGCGGACTTTCAAGAAAAAAAGGAGGTGAATTTCAAGCCGTATTCGCCCCTGTAAGCCGCTTTTTTATTTCACTTGACCGATTAACCGCCAAAAAAAGAAAATGCCCCTCACAGGTCGCAGAGGGGCAGAGAAAGCATTTCCTTATTCAGCTTCTCAAGGTCGAATTTTTCAAGCCTTGACAGGTCGAACGCCTGTAATTTTTCTATACATTCTTTTCGGGTTTTTCCGTAAACGCCTATCAGCATTCCGCTTTTTCTTTCCGTCACGCTCCAAGAGCCACCAGAGCCGCAGACATAAAAAACAAATTCTCCGCGCTCCACCCTGTACCCTTCCGCAAGCACACGCTCCTTTTTTTGCCCTGCAAGCTGACGGACTGCGAAAAACTTTTCTTTTTTCATTCGGTTATCTCTCCTTTTCTACACAGCCAATCCGCAGAACGTCAAGCCCTGCGGATTCCTTTTTTTCTTTGGCTTGTCTCATCGGTTGGAAGGTTGCCGCCCTACCCAAGACCGCCAATCGGCGGTTTCGACTTAATCGGCTAAAATTGACCTTGCGGTGTTAAAAACGTAAAGTCTGTTGTGCGGATGATGCTTAAAATCTCCATTGCTTTTTATCCTTTCCCCGATATTTTCATATTTAAGGCTGACAACGATTAAATATTTTTCGAGCATTTCATCGGAACATTTTAAGCAGTTTATAGCATTTTGGATGATGCTTTTATTACTATTCCAGTAAATACCTTCGATTCTGCATTTCTTTTCTTCCTGTAATTCGTTAAATTCTTTCATTAAATCTTTCTTTGTCATTTTGATTTCCTCCTTCGTTGTCCTCTGTTGTTTTCTATGGTCTTATTATATATCATGTTATATATAATGTCAATACTTATTTTTGAAAAATATATAAAATTTTATATATTACAATATATTGCACAACTTCATTTAATATTGACTACATATATAAAGTGCTATATAATAAAAGAAAACGAATGGAGGCTTTAATATGGGAAAGACACCTGAATACACCAAAAAAGCAATCAATAATTATCGGGATAAATTTGACTTTATACAAATCAGATTCCCAAAAGGAACGAGACAACGTCTAGAAGCTGCTGAAATCGGAAATATCAATGACTATGTTGTTGATTGCGTCCTTAAATCATTGGGAGACATTCCCGCAGAAACCGAAGAAATGCAAGACACTACACCAAATACAGAAGCAGCGGAGCTTCCCCCTGTAGAGCCAGAAACACCAGAACCGACCAATCCCCTACCCGATGCGGAAACGCCCGTCAGCACGCCCGAAAACGGCTTGAAACCGCTGACTATTGAGGATATTCAAGCCATGTTCGATAACAGGAAAACGGACGAAATCAGACAGGAGGAAGAAAGGCAGGAGAGGAAAGAACAGGAGGAGCAGGAGCGGCGCAAGCTGCTGGCTAATCCAGAATATGCCGCCACATACGCCCAACTTATGGCAATGGAGACCGCAGAGAAGGAAAAGAAGCGCGCCGAGATGCTCACGAGGGCGAGATTAGAAACATTGTAAACCTGACCGCCAGAAATGGCGGTTATTTTAATTGACAATTTTCTATCTTTTTCGAGATATATTTTTGTGTCTTAAAAAAGCCATATTCCATTGACTTTGTGGCTCAAAAATAGTATGATATATGAAATCAGGAAAGGAGATTGATAAATATGATTAGATTCAAATTTTCGGTTTACGAGGCGTTGGAAACAGCTGGCATTACTTCTTACACTGCTATTAAATATGGGGTATTTTCGCAAGAAACATGGCGGAAAATTAAGAAAAATGATACAAATATCAGTATGAAAACGTTAAACAATATTTGCAAAATCCTAAATATGCAGCCAGAACATTTAATCGAATACGTTCCAGATGATAATTGACAACTGTATATCTGGGAAAATCTAGCTTACTTTAGACACCGATACCCCATACAAGCATCTGTATCTGTAAGGGGTTAAAAAGAATGTAATCTAGTATCTTACTTCATACAGTAAAACCAATGAAATCTAATATATTCAAGAATGAAATCTAAAAAAGAATTTAAGTACGTAGTAATATATTAGATCTTAAAACAAATACAGAAACCGATTAAATCATAAAAAATAAAATTCCCTATTGACAGAATGATTAAATTTTTGTATCATATCCCACAAGAAAGAAAATTGAATTTAAAAGGCATCCAGCTAACGCCGTTGCTCTGGATGACCTGAACGGCAAGGACGGCACCCCAATTATTGATTAAGATACCAACACGCCACAGAATGAGAGTAAAATCTTTTTCTGTGGCTTTTTTAATTTACCGCAGCAGGAACGAGGAAGGAGGCGCGGATCATGGAAAATAAAATTTACGATTCAGAAATCGAAGCATGTTTAGATTCATTCTGTGCCGAAAAGGGGATCTTGGATATCTCCAAGGAATCCCAGAGCGTCTGGAATGCGGCGCTAATGTATATTAAAAAAAATGTATTCCCAGACACAAAACAGTTAAAATCTAGTATTTTATTCAAAAATGGTATAGGAGCAATGAGCAATTGTAATGCCTATGACTATGAGCTTGTAGACCATATCTGCGATATATATATATATATATCCCTGATGAATGATAAAGAAGTATCTATCAATGGGTTTAGTTTTTTAACAGGGATAAGTAGAGATGCAATAAAAGAATGGGGAAATGGTAATAAAAAACTAAGTGATAAAGCTTTCAAAATTTACAAAAAGCTAGTAGATGTAAGGCTTGAGAGTTTATCGGGCAAACTAGCCACAGGAAAGCAGAACCCTGTAGGCGTTATCGCAATCCTAAATCACTTTTACGGTTGGAACAGCCCATATGCGCCAGATGCTAACAGACATCGCACCGCCCTATCAGCTGCCGAACTTCCAAGACTGAACGAGGTTAAAACTGTTGAAATTGCACAAGATGCAGACAGATTGACGGACAGCGGAAACGAATAAATCAATATCTAGTTTAAAATAAATGCTTGACACAAGATATTGATTTAAAACTATTCGCATAACTATCATTTTGCGAATAAATACAGAAAATTATAGTCAATGCGGATGAACAGCGGTTGTTGCGGCTTGGATGATTCCGCCGTTGAAAATGGACGGGGGTGGGGGTCTGGATAGGAGTAGAAAAAGCCTCTACTTAGTCCCACAAATATCCTCAAAAACAAAAAGCCCCTATCTGCACAAAGGAGCGACAAAAATGTTTTACATAAACCCATTTAGAAGGATTAAGGATTTGAAATTTGAGATTGAATCGAAAGACCGTAAAATCGAAGACCTGAGAAATGTGATTGATAGATTAGAATCTCCTACAAGACCAAAGTATCATCCAAATGAGACCTGTACTGACTGCGAATATTGTATTATTGAGGAGCAGACACACTATAAAGGCTATTTTTGCAGACTAAATAATAACTGTGAAGATTACACTTTGAAAGAGTGAGTGGGCGGTGTTACAAATGTATGATGAAAAAGAATGTTGCGCTAAGTGCAGATATGCCAGTGTAGACCGAGAGTTGCTTTTTACTTGCGATAACGAGGATAGTGAATATTACACTGATTACACGGAATATGATTATGGCTGTGATTATTTTGAGCCGAAGGAGTGAACGGTATGAGAATTATTAGCCAGAGAGGAAAGGGTTCTGTTGATGAATATGGATGCTATATCTATATCAACGAGCGGAACGAAATTATTGGAGACATGGGAAAAACAGCCGCCTTGCTTGGCTCATACAAAACTATAGAACGCGCAAAAGAAGTCTTTGACGAACTTCATGCGGCATACGAAGAATTGCCATTCTCTGGAAACAATATTTTCCGCATGCCAAAGGAATAATACCGATATGTACCCTGTTTGTTGCGCTTGCCTTTGAGCGGTTTAGTTCATGACTGTACGGCGATTATGGCAAGAAACAAGGCGGCTATAGACGCTTATCTTCGGAAGCAGGGTCTTATATATGCACCAGTAGTTTAATGGCAGAACAGAAGTTTTCCAAACTGCGGAAACGGGTTCGATTCCCGTCTGGTGCTTTTCATCGGGTTTTTGGACATTTTTCCCGATGGATAACACAACCTTTCACCCACTAGGGGAATCCTGTTAAGAGCCATCGCACGGCTCGGTGGGTTTTTGGCTTGCATGCTGATGGAGCTGGCAGCAAGACCAAACACCAACTTCATATTTGGGGCGTTTTAACGGCATCACGCCCCACTCTGGATTCTTAGCTCAGTTGGTTAGAGCATCCGGCTCATAACCGGACGGTCCTCGGTTCAAGTCCGAGAGAATCCATTTGCGGTCTTTCGGTATCGTGGTTTATCGCAATCATTGATTCTGCTGACTGACCGCATATAAAACCTACCCTTCAAAAATCGACAAACACCCTGTCAGTCCGTTTTTCTGGTTTCGTGACTGACATTAAACTCAAAACTGAAAAATCATGATGGGGATTGGATAGAAACTTGATTTAGGTGAGGTCGATTCGGATTTCACTATTAGAGATGGTGTCTTTTAAATCCCCATCCTCTGCCAACATACCGAAACGGTTATAACGGCGTGGTCTTGAAAACCATTGTGTCGGTTAGAATCCGACATGGGGGTTCAAATCCCTCTGTTGGCGTTAGGGTTCACGATGAAAACCTTACTCGCAACCTTATGGGTTAAAATCGTTGTAAAAATGCGTGGGTCGAAAGCAGTCTTTTAGGTCTGCGATAAAGCGGACTTACCCCGGGTTATTAGTCTGTGAGTAGGCGTAGGATAATTCAAAATTGAATTATGGTAGATGGTGGCGGAATAGGTATACGCTTATATCTAAGAGCTGATAGTGGTCGGGTACAATATCGTACGGAGGACGCTGATAGGAATGCAGTTCATGCGCGGTGCAAATCCACGCCCATCTAAGAGGTCTGGTCGCACCAGAATAAAGTGTTGGTTGCGTGAATCCCACTTGAATTAAAAAAATGCCGATGGCAGATTGGATGTCACCCTTTCTGCCTATCGGAGACGCACAAGTTATCCCGATTATTTGATTGAAAACGAAAGGCGGTGTTTGTAATGGCGCAAGGCGTAAAAACCATAAGCAAGAAAAAATTCTTTGAAGCGTTTGAATCGTTCTGTAGCGGACGAATGACGCTTTCCAAGGCTGCAAGACATATCGGCATCAGCGTGCCTACTGCATCAAAATACTTCAACATGTACATAAAAGGCGAGCCATTCCCTGATACACTGTTCGGGACTGAAAAAGACCAAGAACAACTGGAGAAATTTCTCAAATTTAAAGAGGAGTTGCGAAAATGAGTGATTGCGATTTAAGAACTTGCAGATACAACAAAGACGGTAAATGCACCGATACTGACAACCGAAAAGAATGTGTTAAAATTGCAAGACTGGTATTATGCAAGGATTTTGCCTATGAGAGAGAAATCAATAACAGGTAAATACATAGGGAACGCAATAGGATACTGTCACTGTAAGGCTCATACTGGGGCGTTGAACAAGGAGCTTGCTTATAAGCATAAATGTATCGCAAAGCGGTGCAAATGGCTTGAGAAGTACAATGATGAGGCGTGGAGAAGGAAAGAAAGGTATGTGCGGTAATGAAAAGAAAAACACTTGAAGAATTGGCGGAAGAAACTGTTGATAATGCGCTGAGCAACGTTGAAATTAGCGGCGTTCATTTCAGAGAGTTTGTTGAAAAATTCGGAAACGCCCACGAAAATACGAAATGCAATTTATCCATTTGTATATATAACAAATGTGGAAACTGCATAGACGATGAAACTCGCAAGGGGTGTGTAACTGTTTTAAAAGCGGTTTTAGGAATTTGAGGGGGTTACGAGTAATGAGTAATTTTAGGATTAAAAATGCAATCAATATCGGAGATAAAGTAATATGTGGCGTGAGTGGCGTGGTTGGAATTGTAGAAAAATTCTACTACCCTACTTCTCTTGAAGAACAGACTATGATTCTTTGTCCAGACGGAAGAAGATACCATGCACCGACAAGAGAATTTTATAAAATATAATATCATTACCGACTAACAATTTGGAAGTTAGCCGCTAACCCTAAACATCTGAGGGCAAAGGATTTTTGCACCTTTGCTTATTTGAGCGGAGGTGCTTTTTTAATGGCAAGTTTTGAATTGATAAGTGCTGTACAGGACTACGAGAAATACATAGAAACAAATGGAATCAATGAGCAGGTTATTGATGCGTATTGCGAAGCTGTCAAAACCGCTGCTACGAATGAGAAGGATATTGAGTACGGTCTTAAAATCTCAAAAAGGTGCAAGGAGATCATTGAAACATTTTGCATTACTATCTCTGGCGGTACAATTTGGGATTTGGAAAAATACGCTTTCAAAGAAAAAGTAAGCTATGAAATTATAGAGAAATTTTATTCCGTCTTACTGATAGAAGCGCAGAATAAGGTTGTCGATAGTTTCTTTCGTTATATCGAACACAAAAGAGAGCCGAAAGAACGGTTTTATATGCCGAGAAGAAAACAGTTTTTGAAAATCGGTCTGATGGATGCACTGCAAGGGATGATTGATGATAGATATGATATTTTGTGCATCAGCCTAATTCCTGGTGCAGGGAAAACGACAATCGAGAAATTCTTCAATGCCGCGATTATCGGTTGGTATCCGAAGGACTTTAACCTCTTTTATTCTCACAGCGGGGATATTACGAGGATGTACTACGATGGTGTGTACGATATTGTCACGAACATAGACGATTACGCATGGAACGAGATATTTCCTAACCTACACGTTACCGGTACAAATGCAAAGGCAGAGCAGTTTAATGTCGGGAAATATAAGCCGTTCCCTTCTGTACAATGCACATCCGTAGGCAGCAAAAATGCCGGTAAAGTAAGGGCATCTAAATTTCTGCTTGTTGACGATATGATAGGAGGTATCGAGGAATCTATGAACCCTATGATACTTGATAAACTGTGGAATAAATACGCAGTCGATGCGAGACAGAGGAAAATACAGGATTCCGAAGGCAAAAACTGCAAGGAAATACATATTGCTACACGATGGTCTGTGCATGATGTTATCGGGCGTATTCAAAATATGTATGAAGGAAATCCGAGGGTTAAAACCATAGCAGTACCAGATATTGACCCGATCACGCAAGAAAGCAATTTCGATTACGAATTTTCTGGGTTTACAAAAGAATTTTTTGAAGACCAGCAGTTGTTGATGGACGATATTTCCTACCGTTGTCTGTATAAGCAGGAGCCTATTGAGCGTGAGGGATTTGTTTTCCCTGAATACAAGATACGAAGATACCTAAATCTTCCACATGGCGGACCAGAAATTATTACCGCACAGTGCGACACGAAGGGGAAAGGTACGGACTATTTTGTCCTGCCAATCCTGCAAAAATACGGTGATGACTACTACTGCGTTGATTGTGTATGCGATAATACCGCAGATTATGAAATGCAATATGAAAACGCCGCAAATGCTATTGTTAATAATGGAGTACAGGAGTGCGAATTTGAGCGAAACGCAGGCGGAGACAGGGTTGCTATGGAAGTGAATAAACGTGTAGAGGCTAAGGGTTGGATTTGCAATATTACAGATACGCCTACTGAAACGAACAAAGAGGCAAGGATATTTCAGTGTTCCAACTGGATATTGCAGCACGTTATTTTCAAGGATGAATCCATGTATTCCCCGAAAGAGCCTTATGGAGTAATGATGTCACTTTTGAAACGGTATTCTGTAAGTAGCAAGAAACAGCTTGATGACGTTCCGGATGTTTTTTCAAACTTTGCGGTAAGAATCACAAAGGGAAATAGGATTGCAAAAGTAGAGGCAACCATAAATCCGTTTAGAGGGGGCGTATATTATTGACAAAGGAAATTCTAAAACAATACACAGACCTCCAACAAGAATGCGACGAGGTAAGAGAAAAAATATCAACTCTTGAACAGCAGATTATAAAAATTGAGCAGGAAGGAACCGTTCTTGATAAAGTATCTGGCGGTGTTGGCGGATTGGAAACATTTGTCATTGAGGGCTTCCCCTATCCAGAATATAACAGAAAAAAAGCGTTGCTTTATTCAAGGAAAGCGACATTATGCGAACTTGAATTAGAGTTGTTGGAAACGATAAACAAAGTTGAAGCGTTTATAGCGGATATAAACGATAGCCACATGAGGCGAATTATCCGTCTTAGATTTATTGATGGTCTTTCTTGGGCTGATGTTGCAAGAAGGGTTGGAGGCAATACTGAGGATAGTGTAAAGAAAATGTTTTATCGTTTTCTCGAAATTAGAAAGTTGTCCTAAATGTCCCGAAAAAGTGTGGTATATTTAGAATAAAGAAATATGCAAGCAGACGAACACCGATTCTTGTCGGTGTTTTTTGTTTTGTTTTTTATCGGGAGGTGCCGCATGAGTAATAGAATGACACTCCAAGAGATTGTTCGTGGGAATTACGGCAGAAAAATTGCATACACAAACGTGGAGAAAATAACGCCAGAAAATATCGTTTCTGTAATCGGAAAGTGTATCGGAGTTTTCAATTTCAATAAAACCGTTATCGAATACCTTTGGAATTACTACAAGGGAGACCAGTCGATACGTTATCGAAAAAAGGTTGTTAGAGACGATATCGTGAATAAGGTTGTTGAAAACCACGCATATGAAATCGTACAGTTCAAGGTCGGGCAAACATACGGTGAGCCTGTGCAATTTGTTAGCCGCAAGGATGATGAGCGGATAAACAAAGCTGTAGACATTCTGAATGATTACATGGTGGATGTTGATAAACAGTCAAAGGATATTAAGTCTGGAGAATGGCAGTCCGCAACAGGTACATCGTTTAAAGCTGTTCAATTTTCAAATGGAGATATTAAATTTCGTATTGTATCCCCTACTCCGCTGAACACATTTGTGATTTATAACGCAAACACAGAAGAACCGATTTTGGCGGTGCAGGAATCGAAGGATAGGAACGGAAAACTGTATAAGAGGTGCTTTACGGAGACACATTCCTGTGAAGTACATGATTCTTCCGTTACAGATTGGAGACTTCATGCTTTTGGCGGTATACCGATTGTGGAATACCCTAATAACCATGAGCGGTTATCTGATATTGAACTTGTCATTGACATTCTGGATTCCATTAACAATATGCAGTCAAACCGCATGGATTCTATTGAGCAGTTTGTTCAGTCGTGGGTAAAATTCGTAAACTGCGATATTGATTCAGAAGAATTTGAGAAAATGAAAATGCAGGGCGCATTGGTTGTTAAGTCGAACAACGGCGAAAACAAAGCCGATGTCGATATTATGACACAGGAGTTGAACCAGACCGAATCACAGGTTGCAAAGGATGACCTTTGGGACAATGCCCTTTCCATCCTCGCAATCCCTAATAAAAACAATAACAACTCTGGCGGTGATACGCAGGGTGCGGTGCAGCTTCGTAACGGATGGGACTTCTCTAAGACAAGGGCAAAACTGAAAGACCCTATCGTAAAAGCGGCGGAGAAACGTCTTGCAAAGGTAGTGCTGAATATCATTCGCATTAAGCATGACGATTTGGGCATTACTACAAGGGATTTTGATGTGCAGATAAATCATAGTCCACAGGACAATATGTATACAAAATCGCAGACTCTATACCAACTGTTGCAGGCAGGAATACACCCTCTTATCGCGGTTAAAACAGTTGGTTTGTGGGGAGATTCCGAAAAAACCTTCCTTCTTTCCAAGCCTTACATGGATGCTTTGTGGCAGACAGCAGAGGAAAAGGAAGAACAGGAACGCAGGGCGGCTGAGATTGCAAAACAATCTCAAACAGTTGCAGAAGAATAAAGAGGTGGTTTCATGTCAAGAATCCCGAATGACGAATTGCATACAGAGAAAATTGTATATGAAACCTATTTCGGCGAAATGGAAATATCTGACGAAGAAAAGAAAGAACGGCTTGAGTTGGCAAAAGAACTTGAGCCGATTTTTATTTCTTTTTTTTATGCTTTCTTGGAACAAGAAGGAAATGAAGGAGACTTCATTCAAAGTCTTTCCGCAGAATACGAAAAGACGGCGTTGAAGTTTCTAAAGGTCAGAGAACCAACAGCATACATAAAAGAATATTCGGAGAAAATCACAGAAGATATTATCCGAACAACCGTTGAAAATAAGGATACGCCCTACTTTACATCTGTTGAGCGTGCCATGAACATTGCGGCGAACGAAGCAAATACCATAGGCAACTACCGAGAATACACCAGAATGGTTAAGCAGGGTTATAAGTACAAGACTTGGATAACCATGCTTGATGATAAGGTGCGGCATACACACGCCGAAGCGAATGGATATAAAGTCGGGATATTCGATTCTTTTCAAATAGGTGCATCCGAGATGTCTTTCCCTCGTGACTACTCTTTGGGAGCGAGCGCAGAGGAAATTGTAAATTGCAGATGCAGTCTTAAATACACGAAAACTTAAACAGTCCTTAGCGGCTGTTTTTTGTTTGCAAAAAAAATAAGTAGCTATGCGGTAAATAGCAAAACTCAGCAGGCGCGACCTGCGGTAACAAAAGCGTGAGTAAAAGAACAGGAGGTAATAACCATGAAACGAGAAGATGTGCTGAAACTTTTTCCAGAAGCAACAGATGAGCAGATTACCAATCTGCTGAATCAGAGCAACAAGGAAGTGCTGAACGAGAAAAACAAGGTAGCGCAGTACAAAGAAAAAGCCGATAAAGCAGATGAATTACAGGCTAAGATTGACGAATTGGAATCCAATGGATTGTCTGAGACCGAAAAAGCCAACAAAGCGTTGGAAACGGCAAACGCAAGAATCGCAGAACTTGAAAAGGCACAGACATTGGCAAACCAGAGAGCGGCGGCGGCTGAAAAATTCAAAGTAACCGCTGAACAGGCGGAGCAGATTGTGAAGGATGACGGCACATTTGATTATGACGTTCTCGGTCAGATTATCTCTGATAAAGAAACGGCTGCTGCCAAAGCCAAAGAGGTGGAGATTGCAAACAATTCCCCTAACCCTAACGGCAGTAATGGCGGCGGCGAAACACAGACGGAGGCTGAAAAAATTGCAAAGGAAATCGGAAGTAAATGGTCTGATGCAAATAAAACGGCTGAATCAGTCTTGAAAAGTTATATGTAAGGAGGTATGAAAATGAAATTCGCTGAAACAAATGTAACTACACAGAAAGAAATTCTGAAAAGAAAACTTGGCGGCGAGTTGTTCGTTCCTATAAAACTGGATGCATCGGCTTTTGCGGAAGGCGTGTGCAAGGCTGGGAACCCTATTTCCGCAGAAGGAAAGAAGGTAAATGACAATACAGCTATCGGGATTTTGCTTTCTGACACATACGATGAAAACCCCAACGGAACTATCGTAAGGGCGTTCGCTTCCGTGAATGAAGCAAATGCAAATGCAAACGCAGGCATTACGATTGCGACAGAGGCAAAAACCGCTATGCCGCTGATTGTATTTGAATAAGGAGGTGTAAAGTAATGAAAATTAGAGACGTATACAGCGCAAAGGCGGTTGCCATTGTGCAGACAGAGGTTGCAAGCAATGCAAAAGAATATCTTGGTGCTGGGTTGTTCCCTGCAAGAAAGAAAATGGGACTTGACCTGAAATGGATTAAAACGTCAAAAGGACTGCCTGTTTCTCTGTCTCCTTCTAACTTTGACGCAGTTTCTACACTGAGAAGTAGAGAAGGTTTTAAGATGACAGAGACAGAAATGGCGTTCTTCCGTGAATCCAGAATTGTCAAAGAAACTGACGAGCAGGAAATGTTGCGTGTTCAGGAGTCAACAGACCCCTATGTGCAGGAGATATTGAACAGAGTTTTTGACGATGTAAATGATTTGATTGAAGGTGCAAAGGTTGTACCCGAAAGAATGATTATGCAGTTGCTCTCCCCTGCTGATGGTTCTCCTAAGATTTCTATTGAGGCAAACGGTACTACATACGCATACAACTACGACCCTAACGGCGATTACAAAACAAACAACTTTGCAGCGTTGAGCGGAACAACTGATAAATGGTCTGACGTTGAAAATTCTGACCCTATGGGAGATATTGCGAAAGCAATGGATTCCGTAGAAGCCAAAACGGGAGAAAGACCTTCTGCTATGATTGTTTCCAGACAGACCATGGGCTATCTGAAGCAGAATAAGCAAATCAAATCCGCAATTTTGGCACAGAACGCAACAGCAAATATCTTCATGGATGATAATCGTGTGAAAGAAATATTTTCTAACGAACTTGGAATTAACGTTGTTGTTTATTCCAAGCAGTACAAAAAAGAGGATGGTACTGCCGCTCAGTTCTATCCAAATGGTTTCGCGACACTGATTCCTAACGGCGCACTGGGTAACACATGGTACGGAACAACACCAGAAGAACGTACACTGATGGGTAGCAAAGATGCGGATGTATCCATTGTCAATACAGGCGTTGCGGTTGCGGTAACGGTTTCTAATGACCCTGTGCAGACAAAGACAACCGTATCCGAAATTGTACTGCCCTCTTATGAGAGAATGGACAGCACCTATGTTATTAAATGCTACTAAAAAGGAGGTCGGTTAAATGAAATTCGACCACAAAGTAAAACATAACGGAATCTGGTATGAGCCTTTCGAGGAAGTGCCAGATTCTAACGGCAAGAAAGCCTATACAAAAAGCGAAATCGCGCGCATGCCTGTCGATGAACTGCGACAGTTGGCGTTGAAGGTTGGCATTGATGGCGCGGCTGAAATGAACGGCACAGAGTTGAAACAGTATATCTTGTCTGCGTTTGGCATGTAAGGGGAGTGATTGCTTATGGCTGATTACAGCATTTTAGAGCAAGTAAAAATCAGACTGCGGCAGTTTCACGTTGAAGATGATGGTACTGTGGCATTCGACAAGAAGGAAGAAGATCCGCTTTTGAACCAATTGATAGAGCAGGCAAAAAAGGAGATTGCCATAAAGCGTATGTATCCAGAAACATACACCGAAAAAGATATTTTGTCTGACTTAGAGAGGTTTGAAAACAATATCGTTGACTTGGCAGTATATGACCGCTCACAGGCAGGAGAAGCATATATGGCAAGCTATTCTGAAAACGGAGTGAGCCGTTCTTGGAAGAATAGAGAGGATTTGTTCTTTGGCGTATACCCGTTTGTAAAGGTTCTTTAAAGGGGTTGGTATCGACCCCTTTAGTCGTTTTTGGTGCGTTGCTGTTTCAAAGTGCAAAGTATAGTTTCAATAATTCTATAGAATAATGAAAGTTTAATCGAAAATAAATGAAATTTAATTAAATTTTCCGCTTAATTTTCAATTAAATTCGATAAATTTCTATTTCTTAACGAAACGGCAGCAGGGGTGCATCGTATCAAGTGGCGGTGGGCTGATGCGCAATTATTAAGCAGAAAGGCGGTACAGAAATGCAAGTCGAAATAGCATACCTCATAAGCATAGTCTCTTTGGCATTTTCCGTCTTTTTCGGGTTGAAAAGTAGCAAGCATACAGACACAAAGGATATTGAGGAACGTGTGAAGGATAACACCAGAATCAATATGAAACTGGATGCTATCGCAGGAACAACACAGGAAATAAAGTCGGAGATCTCAACGATGAGGGAAGAAATCAATAAGCACAATGACAAGATTATCAAGTTGGAGCAGAGCCTTAAATCTGCACATCATAGGCTTGATACTCTTGAGGAACGAATGAATCATGAGTAGGTGGTTTCAAATGCTCGATATTAACAGACAAAAGATGTTCTATGCAAAGCAAATCGGTCAAGTCCCTGTCTATGATACTGACGAGGAAGGCAATTTGAAATACATCACTGTGGACGGAAACAACGTACCGATAGAAACAGGGGAATACACAATGGGATACGATGTACCAGTTCCCTTCTATTCTTCAATCAGCAACAAATTGAGCGAATCTCTTATTAAGGAGTTTGGTGTTGATAATTCAACAAATTTCGTTCAGATTGTCGATGACAAGGGAAAACTTCCTTTGTCTGTCGGAGATTTGGTGTGGAAGAAATCAGCAGTGCAGTATAAAGCGGCAATGGTCGATAAGACGAGTTGTGATTACATTGTCAAAGGCGTTGCGGATGAAGGTCTGACGGTTGATTTGTTTCTATTGCAAAAGAATGTAAAGTAGGTGTTTCTATGTCTAAAAAAATATCAATCAACATCATGTCCAATAAGTCCATCCAGAAAGCCGTAAAAGAGGTTGAGAACTACGCATATAGTTTAACCGATAAATGTAACGAGTTTGCGAAAAAACTCGCTCAAATTGGCGTACAGACCGCCAAAATGAAGGTTGCTCAATACGATGCTGTTTATACAGGAGAACTTCTCAGCAGTATCAATTATGAGCAAGGGGCGGTTATTAAAAAAGGTGCAATGTGGATTGTGTACACTGGATGCGTTTGGGCAAAATTTATTGAATTCGGTACAGCCGTTGTCGGGAAGGAAAATCCGCATCCCGATATTGGCATTGTTGGTTGGAAGTATGACGTAAATAATCATGGAGAAAAAGGATGGTTTTACTTTCGTGACGGCGAATGGCACTGGACAAAGGGTATGCCCTCTCGCCCATTTATGTATGAAACTTCCATAGAATTAGCAGAAAAGATTGCGGAAGTTGCAAAGGAGGTGTTTGGTTGAGTGATAATTCATGGGCTTATGACCTTGGAATGGTTGTGTTTTCAATCGTAAAGGCGAAAGCCAAGCCAAAATTGGAATCGAAATATCCGACCATATACTTCACAAGCAACGGAAAGAAATTAAGTGATGCCATCTTCCCTACCGTCTATATTCATCGTATGGCGGCAGCGGAGCGTGGAACAGACCTTGAGGGACTTTCCGTCAATGCAACCTTGGAAACCTTCCAAGTGGATGTATTCACAAACACAAGTCAATCGGATGTAGGCAGAATAATGTCTGTTGTAACAGACGTATTCAAAGAAATGCGGTTCAAGGTTATTGCCCTTCCAGAATTTAATGAGGGGGATACATACAGAAGTACCGCAAGATTCCAAAGAGTAATCGGAGCAAATGACAGTTTAACGTGATAAAGCCATTTAGGGCTTTATTTTTTTATGCAAAAAAGGAGGAATGAATATGGCAACAGGTTTGAAATCCAGAATTATTTATAGAGAAAAAACATCAAGTCAAACAGAAGGTTCTTATTGGGCAGGAACTTATAAACTTTTGTTGAGAGCGAAAGCCATTCCAAGCCCATTTGGTTCTCAGAACATGGTGGATACATCCACGCTGGAAGACCTTGTAGAAACACAGGAAATGGGAAGACGTGCGGCTGGCTCAATGGAGATTTCTGGCGCATTTGAAAAGAAATACAAAGATGACATGGTTTCAAACGAGGGAAAGGAACTGGATTTTTGTATCTTATATGGGACAGATGGCAAGGGTTCAGAAGGAATCTGCGCTTTTATCGGTCAGGAATCTTTCGCTCCTGATGAAGCAACAGATGACCATTTGACAGGAACTGCAACCGTAGCTGTGAAAACAGTTCCTAAGTGGATTGAGAATGATTATGATGTTGCGGTAACGGAAGACGAGAATGGCTATCCGACTACAATCACACTGTCAAAAAAAGGTTAAGTCAGCCATTGAATATAGAATCGGCTAATATGGCTGACTATGATAAATCCATAGCCGAAATACAGTAAATTAAGCAGAAAAAAGGAGTTATGCAAATGAAAAACTTTACCATTAACAAAAAAGTGTATAAGGCAAAAGAATTTGATTTTAACCTTGTTTGTGACTTGGAGGACGAGGGTGTTTCTCTTGAGGTCATGCAGGATAAACCCATGTCTATGATGAGAGCGTATTTCGGCATCTGTGCCGGCATTGGAAGAAATGCAGCTGGGGAAGAAATGCAGAAACACATTGTTTCCGGAGGAAGTTTTGAAGAAATGGCAGAAGCCATGTCTAACGCTATGGAACAGTCTGATTTTTTTCGGGCTGCCAACAAGACAGCGGAAGCGGAAACTGCGGAAAATCAGAGAGAAGCGGAATAAGAAAAAAATACAAGTCGTTTCGTGAATTTTTGACTGCTGAATGGTTTCCACAGGCATACGCTATCGGGGTTTCGTGGGATGAATTTTGGAGAATGAATCCAAGGATATTGTCTGCGATTGCAGAGGGGTACAACCAACGTGTCAGAAACGAAGATTACCTGAATTGGATAAACGGTCAGTATATGCTTTCTGCTGTAATTGTCGGTGTAGAGAAAAATTTGGCAGGGAATAAGGCGAAAAATGAGTATATCAAAGAACCCATCCTTTCTGTTAGCGAAAAAAAGCGGAATGCTGAATCAAATGAAGAGATTGCAGTTTTTGAAATGAAAAAAAGGATAATTGCACTTCGCCAATCTGGTTTACCAGAAAGCCCGAAATAGTATTTAGGTGGTAATGGTTAATTCTATTACCGCCTATTCAACGTTAATGGAAAGGTGGTGGAAACGAAGAATGAGTGAAATAGATAAACTTGAGATAAAGATTGTGGCGGATGCCGCCGATGCGGAAAAGTCTGTCAAAAAGTTGAGCAAAACTATTGAGGGTATCGGGAAAACAGGAGATTCCACAAAACAGATTCGTGAAATTAAATCTGTTTTGGAGAGCATTAAAACACCAGAAATAGAGATTAACGGCATAAAAGAATTTGCGAAACAAGCAAGAATCATAGCGCATAACTTTTCAAAAGCCGCAAGAAGTGCAAAGGAAATCGGCGCTTCGTTAAAAGGCGTGAATCTCGGACAACTCACAAAAAAGACGAAAAAAGAATCTGCACCTGTTGAAGATTATAGCCATTTGAAGGACATCCCTGTTTTCGATATGGGCAAGCAGATTAACGGTGAGCCGATACAGGATGCCGCAAAATCCATGTCTGATTTAACGAGCGAAACAAGCAGAGCTGTTTCCGTTGCAGGGCAGCTTGCCGCCGCAATGGGACGCGTTTCTGAAAACGCCGCAAAAACAGACAGATTTTCTGGAATAGAAAAGGAGATTTCAAAAAATCTTGGCATGACAGGCGTTCTGGATATTGATAATGGGAAATTCGCTGAAACCATAGAGGAATCAAAAAGCCTTATCAATGGATTTAGAGTTGACTTAGAAAAACTCGGACTTAGTGAAATTAAGTTTCCAGAAGTCGAAAAGGCAGAACGAGAATTTAAAAATATGGAAAATACGGTTAGAGTTCTGACCGAAACCATAGAAGAATTAAAGTCTGCCGGTGGAAACGCCAAACAGATGAAACCGCTTGAAAAGCAGTTGGAGAGAATAAGCCAAAAATCAAAAATAGCAAATCTTAATCTCAAAGATACTATTGCGCTTGCGCGCTATAAAATACCAAATATTCAAGAGGGGTTGCAGGAAAATCAGGGCAAAAAAACGCAACGAGAAGGACAAAGGAAACGCTCAAATAAATCTCGTGGTCGTTCATCCGGTGGGCTTTTTGGTCGCTCTGGCGGTCGCAATAGTTTTTCTTTGCCTAAAATGGTTGGTATGTCTGTACTGTACTCCACTGTATTTCAGCTGATTGCTACCATAAAATCTGCATTTGTAGAGGGTATGCAGAGTTTAGCGCAGTACAGCCAATCGGTAAACGCCAATATTTCCTCTATGATGTCCGCTTTAATGCAGTTGAGAAACGCATTTGCGGCGGCGTTTGAGCCTATTCTTTCTGTTGTCGCGCCCTACCTTGCTACTTTCATTAGTTGGCTTGCGAAGGCAATCAATATGTTGGGACAATTCATTGCGGCACTGACAGGCAAAGGATATGCGGTGCAGGCTAAAAAAGTGCAGATGGACTACGCAAAGAGTCTGCAAAAAACGGCAGGCGGCGCAGGAAAAGCGGCTAAGGCATTAAAGGAAATGCAGGACTATACGCTCGGATTTGATGAATTGCACATCATAGACACTAAGCAGAACGATAGCGGCGGTGCGGATGGCGGTGCAGGCGGCGGTGCAGGAGACCTTCTCCCCACCGATATGTTTGAAACTGTCGAGATTGATTCCAAGATAAAAGGTCTTGCTGACAGAATAAAAGAAGCGTTTAAAACAGGAGACTTTTACAGCCTTGGTGCTGATTTAGGTCAGAAGATACAAGATGCACTCGGCAGTATTGACTGGGATGCAATATATGAAAAGGCAGACAAATTCGGGACTGGCTTGGCAACATTCTTAAATGGCTTAATATCGCCCGATACATTTTCTGTTTTAGGGGCAACAATAGCAGGCGCATTGAACACCGCATTGCATTTCCTTGATTCATTCGGCACTAAATTTGATTGGTCTAATTTCGGGCTGTCCATAGCGGCTGGAATTAACACGTTTTTCTCCACTTTCGATTTTGTCCTTGCCGCAGATACGGCTAATAAATGGATAAACGGAATACTAACCACATTGATAAAAGCCGTACAGGGTACGAATTGGACAATGATAGGAGAAAAAATAGGGGAATTTATAAAAGGGATTGACTTTATCGATATTCTGTCCAATATCGGAACGCTGATATTTGAAGCAATATCGGCGGCACTTAAAGCGTGGAATGGTTTTGTTGATGTTGCGCCGATAGAATCAACTATCATAGCCGCTGTTGCGTTATTGAAATTTACTGGTCTGGGTGCTTCAATAGCCAAAGCAATCGCAGCACAGATAGCAGGCTCGGAGATTGTTACTGGTATAGGAACTGCTATTGCTGGTCTTGGACCGAAGATTGCAGGATTTATATTAAGTCCTTGGACGCTTGCCATAGGGGCGGCTATATTAGCCGTTTTTATGACTATAAAGCATTGGGATGAGATAAAAGAGTTTCTTGCGAAGTTGTGGGATGGTATTAAGAAAACAGTAGTCGAAGTATGGGACTCTATTAAAAATTTCTTCAAAACAACATGGGATGAGATTGTAAGCTACTACCCAGAGAAATGGAATGAATTAAAGACGGCAACCTCTGAATTGTGGGAAGCCGTCAAAACAACCATTTCTGAAAAATGGACTGCAATTAAGAATTTCTTCACGGAAACAATACCGCAGATTATAAGTGATATTGTCAAGTGGTTTTCTGAATTGCCATCTAAAATTGGCACTGCAATTTCAACTTTAATATCCTCTATCTTTCCTACATGGGGAAATGATATCTCGACTTGGATTTCATCTTCAATACCAGAAAAAATAAAAATGATTATCGACCTGTTTAAAGGAATACCGCAGGGCGTATATAACGCCGTAACATCCATGGGACGTACGATTGAGAAAATCGGTAAATGGATGTGGGAGGGCATTAAAAAAGGTTTGCTTTCTTTAGTGCCTTCTGGTGTGAAGGAAGTTGTAAGTGGAATACTTAGTGGCACAAAGAGCGCGGCAGAAATCCACTCCCCATCCAAACTGTTTAAACGAGAGGTCGGTGCTTATCTGGGCGCAGGTATCGTTGAAGGTATGGAAGAATCCGTCAAAGGTGCAGGCAGTGTTATTGATGAAATCGTAGACAAAGTATCTGGCGGTGGCAGTCTTGCTCCTGTTGTATCGGTCGAAGCACCAGATATTTCACAGTGGGATGCGACATGGGCTACATTGAGAGAAAATTTTACAGTGCTAAAGGAAGATATCATTTCAAGTATGAATACATTCTATACAACCATAAGTGCTATGACAACGAATTTCGGTACGGTTTCCAAGGCACAGATAACGGCGTATCTGCTGAAAGTTTACGATAACATTTACAACACGTTTGATGCTATCAGACAGACCTTGCAGCAAGTATCTGATGAGGTTACAAGGATGCTGAACCAGATGGTTTCGGACGCAAACTCACTGGCAGGACTGACAGGAAAGAAATACAGTCATGTCGGCGGCTACACCATGCAACAGGCGCAGCGTTTCAATATAGAAATGTTTGCGAATGGCGGTTTTCCTCGGTCTGGCGAACTGTTTATTGCAAGAGAGGCAGGACCGGAACTGGTCGGAAGTATTGGCGGCAAAACAGCCGTTGGCGGCAATGACCAGATAGAACGTGCAATTTTTAATGCTGTTTTAACGGCTATGTTACAGGCAATGGCGAACGGCAGCAGTCAGCCAATCGAACTGAACCAGAAGATTGAACTGGATGGTGACGTTATCTATAACAATCAGCAGAAAGTATCCGCAAGACGAGGCATTAACTTTGGTCTTGGTGCATTTCAAAGGTAGGTGGTTTTTGTGGCAGTAATCAAATATAACGGCACAGAAATTACCTGCCCTTCTGTGCAAGACTATGAAGGTCAGCAGTTGGTTGACAGCGGCAGAAATGCAAGAGGCGTTGTGGTGGCTCAAAAGATAAACCGCCGCCAAGTAAAATTGAATTTGGAGTGGAAGGTTATTTATCCAAAGGAATTGCAGAAGATTTTACAGTTGATTGAAACCTTCATAGGAAACGTAACCTACTATGACCCAAAGGAAGGGAAATTCATCACAAGGGAAATGTATTGGGGAGATTATTCTGTTTCTACATATTGGGTGTCCGAGAACGGCACACCGAAAATGTTTACAGGTCTGAAAGCCTCACTTATAGATACAGGGAAGTAAGGAGGTAGTTTTATGTATCCAGTAACAGCAAAATGGAAAGAGGAAACAGAGCAAACGCTCCGCAATCCTTCTTATGTGAGAATTGTATTTGGCGTGACAGACCCAGACGCACCCGGCTTGAGTACACAAACAGATAACGGTCATTTGCCGTACAGTGATGTTGATAGCGTGGATGTCGGCACAACCGCCCCATCCACCTATCAGACGTTGGAACGAAACAGATTTATTCTGGACGGAAAGAACCCTCTGCCGCCGGAGAGCAACCCCATCTATCAGGGATATGCAGGATTGACAATCAGCGGCGATGCAGGGACATATACTGTGCAGCCACTTGTGAAAATTTCATTCGGCGATTATGTGCAATTTCCCGGTCTGACCTTCCAATTTGATGACAGCATGGGTGATTACCCGAATAGTTTTCGGATTCTGGCAAAGAAAGATTCTGTATCTGTATTCGATAAAACCTACTCGCCTGATACTACATATTGGGAAATGGCAGACCAGATTCCGTTATGCAATGAACTGTCCTTCTATTGGCTGAACTCGAATATACCGCACCGCAGGGCGAGATTGCTTTCCTTGACATACGGTCTGGTTAGCCGATTGGGCTCGGATGATATTGCAAGTTGTTCTTCAACGAAGGAGATTGACTTGCTTTCGTCTAAGATTCCAAAGCAGGAATTTGAATTTACGCTGATTGATACGCAAAGAAGATATGACCCCGAAAACCCATCTGGCTTATGGGAGTATCTGGAAAGCAGACAGCCTGTCAATTATCAGTACGGCTATGAATTGTCGGACGGCTCTATCGAGTGGATACCTTGGGGCTTGTCTTATTCTACAGGCGATTTTGATGTATCGAAATCTGGCATTGTGGCAGAGGTCAGCGTAAAGTGCGCGGGTCTTGCAGACCACTTGACAATGACTTATGACGAGGGCGTGTATTCGGCGGCAGGAAGAAGTCTGTTTGACCTTGCGACAGATGTTATGAAGTTTGCAGGATTTGAGAATACAATCGAACTGGATAATGCGTTGAAAACAATCTACACGCACAATCCCCTTCCCTCATCCAAAGTGAACGAGTGCTTGCAGCTGATAGCTAATGCAGGGCGTTGTATCATGAACCATAGCCGCGGCGGTTATATTCAGATTTTGCGCGAGAATGACAGCGCGACAGGATTTGATATCAACTTCGACAAAATGACGGATACGCCCACCACAACGAAGATACCGCCCCTTCGCAACCTGTCGGTGGAGTATAACTCCATCAAGGTCAACTCGGAGGTAACGGCGGCGGTCAATGCGGCTGAGGTATCGTCCAACGTGGCGCATGAATATACCTTTACCCATTCGGCGTATACGAACCAACAGATTGTATTAAGCAGCGGCTTAACAATGGTCGGCACGGCAAAATTCTACGCCTACAAGACCGTTGTAACGCTCAAGGGGACGGGGACAGTCACTATCAATGGGAATAGCCTTACGGAGAATAAAATCGAGTACAGGAAGAAATACAGTGACGTAGGCGAGGATTTGAGCGGCGTTAGCAATACGCTCATTGACAACCAGACGGACGCTATCGCATACGCAAACTGGGTAGCGGCGGTTACTCTGCGGCGCAACACTTACAGTGCGCCAGACAGAGGATATCCCGAACTGGACGTTGGCGATTCTGTCAACTTCACAAGCAACTTCGCGAATGAAACGCCTGTTACTATGGTTCAGCAGAAATTAACCTACAACGGCGCGATTAAGGGCGAGTGCCAATATATCATTGGGGGTGGTAGCTAATGGCTTGGACAACACCGATTTTTAACCGAACTGTATCCGACACCGTTACGGCGAGAGCGGCTCAGGCGAACGAGGAAAACAATAAGGGCGCACTGAACTATCAGGACTTGAACCGCATTGAGGGCAACCATAAGGAGCTGATGCGGTGGCTTGAAAATGAAGGATACTACATCCCCAGAACATACAGAAATTACAAGGAGAGTTTCAACGGCATAACCTACACTGATTGGCAGGAAGTCAATATACCTTGGCTTTCGGAAATCAACCGTATCCGAGCAAATTATACCGCTCTGGTGCAGTTGTTTTTGGTTGGATTGGGATTGCCTGTATTCGGAGAAAGCAATTACCTTGATTGGCAGGAGGTCAACGATTGGGAACGAGTTGCCGCGGTCGGCAAGGAAATGACAGAAAACATGAAGCAGGAATATATCTACTGCGGAACGATAAACAGCGGAGGTGAACGGTTGCTATGAAGGATTTTTTAGATAGAATCCCAACACAGGTAGGGCGGAGAAAAATCACTCATGCGGACGGGACAAGTGAGTTTGTAACGGTTGAAATGGCGGACGAACCATCCGTAGAGGGTACGCCATTAAACAGAGAAGCCCTCATGAATGTGCAGGGGTTTTCAAGTGAAGATACTACTATTAGTACATCTGGTAATGTAACTACAGTTACAATAACTCACAGTGATGGTGGAAAAACTGTTACAACAATTACAAAGAACTCAAGTACACTAACTACTGTAGTATCTAAGTATACTGGACCTTCCGGTAACGTCATCACGAAAACTACTACAATAGATACTAGTAGCTCAGTAACAAGGATTGGAGGTGTTGTATCATGAGTTGGGACGTAGGTTCATGGGTAATTGACACAGTTAATTCAGTATTAAGTACTCTAATTCAAGCACATGGCACGCAGACCTTTACATCAGATGGTACATTTACTGTTCCGGCTGGCGTGACAAAGATTTTGATTACTGCCTTTGGTGCAGGGGGTAGTGGATATAATTACGAAGGCGGTCAGGGTGGAGACTTTGTAATAAGAAAAGCATTCATGGTTACTCCTAATGATAGTCTTTCAATCACAGTGGGAAAAGGCAATTTAAACAATGACGGTGGAGCAACGGTTATTGGCAATTTAATCACATTGGCAGGGGGGGGCAAAGGCGGCAAAAAAAGAAACCACAAAGGTGCTTTAGGTGGTGCTACTGTAAATGGGGTAGAAGTAGCTGCACAAAATACTGTATTTGCCCATGGTGGTTTAAGAGGAACTGATAACACGTCTAGTTCTGGCGGTCCAGGTGGTTCTGGAGGTGGTGCTGGATATGGACGTGGCGGAGATGGTGCAAACGGAAATACTGAATATTACGTAGGGTTTAAGGGGGAAAATGGCGGCATAGGAGCCGGGGGCGGAGGCGGAGGATACGGTAGTAGTATAGGCACCCCCGGAATTGGCGGAGACGGCATTGTCATCATCGAATGGTAGAAAGGGGTGGATATAGCATGAAAAATTATGCAATGATTTCAAAAAACAGAGTAATCGGTGTTTTGCTAAATCAAGAAATAGAACCAGAATGGGGACCGACCCCAGACGGAAGTCCGGTCGCTGCCATCCCTTGTGACGATACGGTTAACATAGGCATGATTTATGACCCAGAAACAGGTACATTTTCGGAATACACACCGCCCGAACCGGAACCCATGCCAGAACCAAAACCCTCCCAGCTTGACCGTATTGAGGAGCAGTTAAACGCCCTTGCGGCGGACAGCGTAACGGTAGAAAAATTAGAGGCGGCAATCAGTGAGGGGGTGAACGAAGTATGATGGAAACAATTAAGCACATGGCAAAGTTAGCGGCGCAGGCGGTACAGGAGCGCGCGGAAGCCATGACAGGGACGGAGCTGAACGCTGAGGACAGGTTTATCCCAGATTTCCAGACGGCTTGTGAAAAAGAAAATATGCTGAACCGCCCTGTCGGCTTTGTCTGCAAGAGTACCGCAGGCAGAGTGGTAAAGCTGCTACAGAAATATGACAGCACCATTTACACCGCCGAACCCGAGGAATTGCCTGCACAGTGGGGTTTTGTATGGAGTGATGACCCTGCGAAGGCAAAGCCCTTTATCTCGCTGGCAACCAGCCCCTACGCGAAGGGGGACTGTTGCACGGAGAATGGCGTTTGCTATCGCTCGACCATCGATAACAATACTTGGAAGCCCTCGGAATACCAGCAGGGCTGGGAGAAAGTAGGTTGATCGTATGGCAAGAAAAATGGAAACGAGCAAGAAACTTGTTTACATATCTGATTTTGTAGCAATCTGCCTGAGTGCGGCGGTTATATATGGCACTTTCGTCACAGAGAAAGATATATCTCCGCTTGCACAGGTGGCGGTTGCTTCAATTACAGAGTGCGGCGTTGCAAACGGTTTCTACTATTGGAAATCGAAAAATGAAAACAGGTACAAATATGTTATCAAGTTGATTCGTGAATGGGCTGAAAAATACGGCATTGAAGCCGTTATCCGTATTGCTGATATTGTATTGAAAGAGTGAAAGGAGATGTAGCGAGTGCATAAGATTACATTCTTAATGGAAAACTGGTATTTGGTGGTTGCGTTGATGGCAGTCACAGGGATGGTCGGTGTATTTATCGGGCGGTTTCTGAAAATGCCAACATCCGAGCAGAGAGAAAAAGTAAAAGAATGGTTGCTTTGGGCAGTCACACAGGCAGAAGCAGAATTGGGGAGCGGAACGGGCAAACTGAAATTGCGACAGACCTATGATTTATTCGTGCAGAGATTCCCTGCGGTTGCTATGGCGGTATCCTTCGACACCTTCTCTATGTGGGTGGATGAAGCACTGGAAGAAATGAGAAAAATGCTGAAGGAGAACAAGGCGGTCAATGAGATTGTGAAGGGATGATTGCATGGATAAAAAAATGACAGGAAAAGAACTGGTAGCCTTCTGCCGTTCCAAAATCGGCACACCGTATGTTTACGGCATGAAAGGCTCTGTAATGACCGAAACCAACTATAACTATCTGAAAAACAAATACGGGAAGATGGTATGGAACAGTGACCGAAAGAAAATAGGCAATGTTTGTGTAGACTGCTCTGGTCTGATTTCATGGGCGTGTGGCGTAAAACTCGGCAGTACCCAATGGAAAGAACGAGCAAAAAGCGTCAATCCGATATCAACCATCGAAAAAGCACCCATCGGGGCGTTGGTCTGGATGCAGGGACATATCGGAGTGTACACTGGCATGAAGAACGGATACCCCTACTACATAGCTGCTGACGGTTCGGCTTACGGCGTGCGTGAAGTCCCTCTGCGGTGCAATAAATTCACGCACTGGTTGCTTGTAAATGATGTTTTCGACTACGGAACGGAGGATGAAGAAGTGGTAGAAAAGTGCAAGGTTATTATTGACGGCAAAGAGCATACAACAGAACGCATTTTGAAGGATGGCACTAACTATATCAAAATTCGTGACGTAGCGGATGCTATCGGGTATAACATCACAAGTAAGGGGAGTATTGCGGTGCTGACGAAAAAATAACCATTGTGTTGACCCCAACAAAATGGTATAATAACAATACACCCTTTCGTAAAAGCTGCAATCCTAAGCTACACAAAAATCGGGAGTATATCAATTTCGGTATACTCCCTTTTTTTATGCCGTTTTCCGAATTTCCCCGACCATCATATCTACCATATCGAAAACTTCATCCCCATAAGTAGCCACGAAGTCACATAAAAATTCCTCCTGTTCCAATGGGATATGTATGTTATAGGACATACAGACTGCGTGGCATAATTCGTGTATCAGTACCTTCCTCTTAAAGCCGCCTACAAGCCGATTTGAAAGGCAAATACAGTGAGTAGTGTTATCGGTCACGCCGGCCGTAAAACTCCCGTCAGAGCGGCGCAGACAGTCAGAGAGCGGCATAACAGAAATAACGCTCCATTTTACACCGTTTATCTCGAATACCATTTCGTTACCACCCCCAATTAAAAAAGATAGGGGGAATACCCCTATCCGTTTTATGTCAGCCGATTTTCTGCAACAGTGTTGTCATTTTGGCTTTCAGCAGGGTGCGTTCTTCTGGTGTCATATCCGAAAGAATCTCTGTCACATCACCAGAAAGTTCTTTCATGTATGCTTCAAGGTCGCGCATCTTTTGCTCTTTATCAGCCTGAGAATTGCCCTTGTGCATTTCCTTACTTTCCGTGTAGTGGCGTTTTGCCTTATCGTAGCCGCTCATCATGGGTTCGGTATAGTACATTCTGCCACCCATACGGTCTAAATCTCTGCCACGCTCTGCGTCGCTCTTGCTATCCCATTCGTGATACATATCGGGTGTCTGGAAGTAGTAAGGCGGTTCTGTATAGCCTCTGCGCGTTCCCCTGCCCTTTGGCGCAAATCGACCATTGGCGTATCTATAATGGTCATAGAAACGCCGTTCGCCGCCTTCGGCATATTCAGATTTCAACCGTCTGAGGATTTCCTTATCTTCTTCTTCGTCCTCTTTCTCTGCCTTCTGCATAGCTTTTGTAATGACCGCTTTGTATTCGGCATCGTTTAAGTCTTTAATCATGTCAACAACCTGTCCCATTTCGGCGGTATCAACACATTCCAGACCGTTTTCCATTTTAGACCATGCCTTTTCGCAAAGACATTCAATCATTTTGTGCATTCTCTCAATGTGCATAAATTATTCACCTCCGCCAGTTGTTGCAGGGACACTTTCTCCGTTGATAGCAGATAACCTGTTATCTGGCGCACAGCAGGGCTCCCCTATCATTCTGAAAAATCCAGAATTATTCGTTGTCTCAACTACTGTTTTGTATCTGGTTCTTGTTCTCAAGCCAGATGCCACAACCTGTCTGCAATTACGTTTCATAAGCGGATACTGCACAGCCCCACCGCCAATCGTAATAAAAACAGGAGCATTGATTGTAGTGGTATCGGGGATTTTTTGAGCCACCACAATACAAACTTTTCGGCAGTCTGCATAACTGCCTGCGGGTAAATCTATAATCAGATTTCCGCCTGTAAAATTCACTGACTGCGATATAATGAAATTATCGCAAAGTCGGCATACATTCTTACAAGCCATAAAATAACACCTCCTAAAAAATAAGGGTAGACTTCTGCCTACCCTCTTTGTATCAACCACTGTGGGCGAAGTCTGATTTAATATCAGATAGCATTTTTAGTATTTCCTTCTGGTCTTTCATTATCTTATCAAGATAATATCCATCCTGCCTATGCAATTCCTTCAACAGCGTATCGTTCGATACCTGTTGGCAAGTCACAAGCTGCAAAAACACAGACAGGACGGTAAGCATATCTAAGTAAGATAGCCCTTTATTTTGGTTGTCCGTCATTAGCAACCACAACCGCAACCGTTACCATATCCAGAATAAGGATAAGGGGCAGGAACGTTATACGCAGGTACAGGCATAGGGTTGATTCTTCTAATCAATTCCGCTGTCTGCGCGTCCTGATTTGCCGCGATATAAGCGTTCTGCGCTGACTGAGAAGCAGCCAGTTCCAGCTTCTGAACCTTATCTCTCAGGTCGGCGTTTTCCTTAGCGCACAGGTAGTCGAGGATTGCTCTTGTTCCTGCGTTCTGGTTGTCGATAATGTCACGGGTATTTGTGTTCATCGTGTTCTGCAATGCACAAGTATCCTGCGCCATATCGTATCTTACCTGAGCGATTGCTTCTCTGTTCTGGCAACAGCAATCGGCAAGCTGTGCCTGCAATGCGTTCTGACCCTGCATCAGTGCAACATTGGTTGTGTTGAACCCCTGCTGTGTCTGGTATCCAAGATTGCAGATAGCATTATCAACACTATGGAAACCGTTCATAAGAGTGGTGTTCTGTGCATAGAACCCATCACACATACCGTTGGAGATACCATCCAGTTTTCCAATGATAGACTGTGTGTCGAATCCTCTCTGGATATCTGCCTGTGTAGCTGCTGTTGCCACATAGCCGCCACCGTTGCCGCCGAATCCGCCGAAACCGTTATTTCCCCAACCGAAAAGCAAAGCAAAAACTACGATTATCCACAGCCAGCCGCCATCGCTAAAAGCACCGTCATTGCCATAACCGCCTGTTGCCGGCATTACAGGCATAGTAAAAGGTGTATTGTTTGTAGAGTTGAACATATTAGATTCCTCCTTTTGATTGATTATTTTTTATTCATAAAGAGGCACCAAGGTTTTTGCGCGCAACCTCTAATATGTCTTACATTCCAAACTTCTGTTTCATTTGTTGCATCATTTCGTCAGGGTTTACCCCTTTCTCTTTGCAGAGGTTTCTTGCCATCTGCTCTACGCCTTTGGCATCCCCCTTCTGCATCATTTCGATGGCATTTTTCGCCATAGGGTTTCCCATCACTTGACTATTGTTCATCATTCCTTGTAAAAACTGTTGCGGATTCTTTATGCCGCTAAGGAGTTGAAATAAATTCTTCATTCTGCATCCGCCTTTCTTTTGGTCGATTGCGTGCCGGATTTTGCCACGGTTTTATTCACAGAAAATTCCAACTGTTCCAATCTCTCCGACAGTTCATCGAATCTATTCATGAAAGCTGCTACCGTACCATCCGACAGTTCAAATTTTAGATTTTCTTGAATCTGAGCCGAATTTTGATGTGCAGTCTCATTTACTGGCTTGAAAGTTACGGTTTTAATCGTTCCGTCAGCGTTCCAAGACTTAGCAAATATTGCACTCATATCCTGCATCGGAAAGAACGCCGCCGAACCATCCATAGGCACATCATTTGCCGTTATCATTTCCACAGACTGCACCACGCGCCCATTTACGCCACGCGGCATCTGCTGTTGAAGCTGATTTACTGACTGCACCTGTTCTATCTGCGGTTGCTGCATCCGCGTCTGTTGAAAGTATGGATTGTACCCATACTGCGGATATGCTTGCTGGATATTATAGTTCATGCTCTGATAAGGATTTGGTTGCATAGTCGATTCCCTCCTTCTCTAAAACCTCCTGCACCGCCCGAACCATAACGGACTGATAAGTAAGAGGTATCTTCATTACATCTTCACGACTGAAAATTTTCTCTAGGACTTCATCTGAAAACATTTCCATCAACCTCCTTCTACCTATATTTTCGCATAAAAAAAGAGCCAAAAGTGTCATCTTTCGCTCAACTTTCTGTCATATATTTTTTTGTTTTGTATGGGGCTTTTCTACACCAATTCTACACCACTACACCAATTTTACACCATTTTTCTAAAAATTATTCATTGGTTTTGAAAAGTTATTCAATGTTTATCTTTTTTGTATGAATTACTCAAAACCATTGAAAATAAAGTTATTAACAATGTTTTTAAAGTTATAGCAAGATATTTTCATTTTGAATAAAAATTTCAATATCACTTTATTCCCAAAA